CAAACTTTGTTTTGTTAAAGGAAAATTTAACATATCAGCTACTCTTAGACTTATGTTTTCACAAACTCTTACAGTTAAATACATTAATGACTGTAATATATGTCTTGTAGCTGTATTAGAATTTGCTGCTGCTAATTTTTGTAATCCAACTAAAGCATCTTTTGCTGGTGTAGTACCATCTCTTGCTTCATTTAAACCAGTTACATCACGTATCATTTGTAAATAATATTGATACGTTTGTATCATAGCTGATATTTTACCCATACCATTAGAAGTTTGTAATTCTTGTACAGGTACTTTACCTCTATTTAATTCACCATCTTGAGTAAGTGATCTACCTACAATACTACCCGTTTGAAAATACATATTTAGTGCTTCTGCCGGATTATAATTTGTACCGTTACCTAAATCAACTTCAGCTAAACCATCTACATCTAAATATACACCATCGGGTACCATCCTAGATAATACTTGTTGTAATTTTAAATGTGTAAGTTGAATCATATCTGCAAAACCTATTGTTTTACTTACAATAGATTCTATTCTTCCTTGATACATTCTAGGTGAAGATATAACATAATTCATATTAACTTTAGTGGTATCTCCAAAAGGTCTAGTCATATTTTCACTTAATCTCCATTCTAGCAGATTATTACCTAAACCTAAAACTTTTGCACCTGTATATAAAACCTCTATTGATCTACTAACTCTTTCAAAATTATCATTAGGTGGAGGATTAAAAGTATCTGGTTTTTCTAGTGTTTTTTCTAATCCTTGATCTGTTTGTTTTATTTTAAATACTTGATCATGATATGTTTTATATTCAAAATATAAAACTTGAACTTGATCTTTAGTGCTTTGTCCCCACCATGTATTATCAGTATATGAATTTCTACCTGGGTATTTTTGTATTTCCTCTAATTCTTTATCACTTAAATAAGGAAATTGTCTTTTAACTTCAGATAAAGACATATTTTTTACTTCACCTACATAATATATATCTTCAAAATTTGGATCATCAGTGTAAGAATAAACAATATTTGCAGGATTTACATAATCAACCGTAATTCCTTCTGATAAATTAAAATTAGTTTTTACACAACCTATACCTAAAATAGTTAAATCTTGTGCTAATCTTTTTTTAGTTTCATCATATTTATTAAAATCAAGTATATTATTAATAACTTCTTCTTCAGCTATTTCAATACTTTGTTTATAATTTAATTGTAAATACAAATCTAATTCTTCTGGATCGTTTGGTAATCTTTCTGGATTAGGTGAGTTATAAAAATTTTTACCAGTTAATTGAGCTAATTGTTGTATAGCATCTTTATTTTGTATATCTCTTAAAGCATTAAAAGCAAAATTAGTTCTTTGTTTTATAGCAAAAGGATCTTGAGCATATGATTTTATTTCATATCCTTTATCTGTCATACCGTTAACTACTATATCTACAAATTTAGATAATATAGGTACAGGTTTCCAGTCTAAATTTAAATAAGATAAATCACCATTAATTGCTAATTCATCTTTATATTTTTGAACAGGTTGTTCTCCTCTAGCATATAATCTTAATCTATTAAAATTTTGAAAATTACTAAGAAATCTATTTTGACCACTACTATTTTTAAACCACTCACCTTCAATTGCTTGAGCCACTTTTAAACCATATTCTTTAGACATTTTCTCTTCTTCAGGTACTACCTGATCCGGAAAAGCACTATTATAGTTAATGTTAACCATCTAATTTAGTATTTTTGAATTTACTCCTTTATTGTCATATTTTTTAAAACCTAAAGGTACAGTTGTTAATTTTCTTTCAGCAACAGGTCTATATCTATTTTTATTACAAGCCATAATTGCAAGACCAGAACTTATAGAAGCATCATGTGATGTTCTATTGTTAATGTTAAATTGTGCCCAGTCTTCTAATGTACGTTGAAAATACATATCACCGTAATTTTCACCATCAAATCCTATAAAATTTTCTATATAATCTTCTATAGCAGCTGCATGAGCTTGTTTTATATCTTCACTAGAATTAGGTATTCCACCTATTTCTCTTTCTGTTACAGATAATTTATTATATATTTTATCAGGTCTATTCATTGAATAACCTCTATAACCTCTACGTTTTAAATAATACAAAAGTCTAGGTTTGTTATTTTCTGCAAGTATAGGCATACCGTAAAATACAATCGCCATTAAAACATCTTCAAAAAATATTTCTGCAGTTTGTGGTCTAGCTATATACTCTAAAAAAAATGTATTAGGCGGAACGTCTGCCATTGTAAACTTAGTTAAACCATGTAAAGATCCTTTAGATCCTCTACCGTCAACAGTTCCTGATATATCATATGGATCACAACCAAAAGCACCACAGTCTTCATTAGCTGGATATTTTATACCATTTTTAACTATATATCTATTTTGTAAATTAACAGGTGGTGTCCATGATATAAAAAATCTACCACTATTATTAGGAACAAATATAACTCTAGTATCTTTAATTCCACCTTCCCATTGAAAATTACCTTGTGTAATTGCTTTAGAGTGTTTTAAATCTTCATTATAATCTATTTGTTCATAAATTTTTGCAAGATTAAATAAAGATTCTTTAGCTTCATCTCTAAAAGCATGTTTTTCTGTTCTTGGAAATTGTCTATATAATTCGTTTAAACCGTCTTGATCATCTTTTAAACCTTCAACTTCATTTTCCCAGTGTGATATAACCCCGATCTCAATTGTTGTTCCATCGATGCTTTTAATTGGTTTTTTTGGTGTGTCGAATACAGGAAAGCCATAAGTATCGATGTATCCTTCGTAGTTCCATTCCATAGGTATGAACAAAGAATATAATCCTGAACCAGTCTGTCCGTTGCGGTTTCTTTTTGTAACGTCTGAAGCATCATATAGTTTTTTAAAATTAGCACCACCTTTATCTAAAGCATTAGAGGTAGAACCCATCATACATTTACCTACAATTCTACTTCCAAGTCTTAACGTTGTCTTCGTGACCCTCCAGTTGTTGAGGATGTTGTCCGGTCTCTCCCATTTACCCGACTCATCA